TGCGCAATCGTTAGAGGCTGCACAGGCGGAATCTGCAGGTTTAACTACAGACATCTCAGGTTTGACCACTCAACGTGACAGTTTGCAGGTTGAATTGGAAGCTGCCCAAGGGACAATCGGCACTCGCGACGAGACAATCCAGGGCTTGACGGGCCAATTGGACACGTCAAACACACAAATCGCTAGTCTAGAGACTCAACTGGGGACATCTAACGAGAACGTTTCTCGTTTAACGGGGGAACTGCAGGCTGCGGAAGCATCCAACACTGCGACGGTGGAGGAGAAAGCTGCGCTTGCGCGATCGTTAGAGGCTGCACAGGCGGAATCTGCAGGTTTAACTACAGACATCTCAGGTTTGACCACTCAACGTGACAGTTTGCAGGTTGAATTGGACAATACCAATCTGTCGTTGTCCGAGGCGGAAGGTTCTTTGGCAACGAGTTCTGAGACAATTGTGGATCTGACCTCTAAACTGGGTGTAGCCAATCAAGACATTGGTGGTTTAAGTTCACAACTAGACCAGGCGACCCAGAATGTTACCAGTCTGGAGACTCAACTTAACGAAGCGAACTCTTCTTTGACGGCGACGGAGACCGAAAAGTCTGTTTTGGCTCAAGAGTTGGAATCGGCTAGAGACACTGCCCAAGGTTTATCTTCGGATTTGTCAACCAGAACGACAGAGCGAGACAACTTACAGACCAATTTGACAAACACCAAAGCTACATTGTCTGCGACGGTAGGGTTAGCGACCACTTTACAGGCCAATCTAGACACGTCTAACGCCGAAATAGGGGCGTTAGGCCTAGAATTGGACACTGCAACACAGAACGTGGTGTCTTTAGAGGCTACATTAAACGATGCTCAGGCTCTTCAATCTCTAACGGAAGCTGAAAAGTCGGCTTTACAAAACGATCTCAACGCGTCGAAGGCTGATGTTTCCCAATTAACTTCATCTTTGGAAGCAAGAAGCTCGGAGAGGGACGGTCTTCAAGACCAGTTGGCCGAAACACAAGGTGAATTGGACGCGAGCACTCAGTTATCAACGTCCTTGCAAAACAATTTGGATACGGCGCAAAGCAATATCTTGGGTCTTGAGAGCCAATTGGGGGACACGCAGGCTCTACAACAGATGACGGAGGAGCAACGTGCTGCATTAGAAGCCGACTTAGCCCAGCAGAAAGCTGACGCAGAAGCTTTGCAGTCTCAACTTGGGGAGGTTTCCTCTGCATTTGACATTACTCAAACTCAATTGGGCTTTGCGCAAGACGCTACAACCTATGTCGACAACCAGTTAAACCAAAACGTGGACGCTGAATCTCTTGTATCGGACCTCGTAACTAGAGGCTACTCCGCTGTAGATGCACAAAGTTTAGTGGACAACGTACAGCAAAATAGGTTCGACAAGTCGGAACTAGCTCGTATTACGGACGCTCAACGTCGAGGGGCGTATATTCCTTTTGGCTCAGGATCAATCGGCACTGAAGAGGACGATCAAGCAAATGTGCCCACGAGCTATGGAGGTCCGACCACTAACACCAACGTTTACACACCTCCAGGAGGCACCAACGTTTACACACCTCCAGGCGGCACCAACGGTTTCCCACCTCTAGGCGGCGGCGACGATAGATTTGACCCCTTTGACAGAACTGACGCGACTCCTGTGTCAGGTGGACCGGCGGTAGAACTGGACCAATACGGTCAGCCAGTTATGTCTTACGGCGGTTCTGGTCGACCTTTGGGATCATACATCACTATGCCCACCGATGTACCCGAGTTTGAGCCGTGGCGGATGGAGATGCCCGAAAACCCTTACTTCAACCCACAAGAGCCCGTTGTACAGGCACCCTTCCCACAACAGCCGCTACCTGTTATAAACCAAGGTATCGGCGGATTAGGACGAAAAAATGGCGTATAAAATTAAATCAGGCGACACTCTAAGCGAGATAGCTCAAAAAAATAACACTTCTGTAGCTGAGATCATGGCCTCGAATCCTCAGATATCGAACGCCAATCAAATTCAAGCGGGGGCTTCGTTAAATCTCGGAAGCTCGGGGTCCGGGCAATCGACTTACGCTGGCAATTACGGCACATCGTCTGGTGGCAACACTCAAGAACAGGCTCGCACAGTTGTTGGGGACACCCGCGCTGCGGAATTGGCAAAGATTAAATCTCCTACGGGCTCGGGGGCAGCTGCCCAAGAAGCCCGTAAATATGGGTATGTAGGGGGGATCGAGTCTTTAGATCAAGCAAACTTGCAGACTATGTCGGAATCCAAGTTCGATGCATTCAGCGGCAAGAACATGGTGATCGGAGGGCTTCTTGGGGCAGTTATCCCCGGTGCGGGTTTGTTGTATGGGGTGGCTAATACTTTAGGCGCATCGCAAGATCGAAAAGTAGCGACTCAGTTGATGGAGCAGGGGGACTACGAGAACAAAGGATTGTTTGGCACTGGTCTTTTTAAGGGAGAGGACGCTGCTCAGTATGTTCCTGTGTACAATGAGAACGATGAGCTGGTCGGGTCTCTGGGTCTGGATGCCGAGGGGCAACCGTTACGTTACGCGGGGGACCGAATGGCGGACTACGACGGCTTAGGTTCGGATTTAATCCAACCGGCTGAGGCGCCTAATTTCCCGGATGACGACAACGACAGGCCTTCCCCTGTGTCTGCGGAAGCTGTGGGTGTAAACCCAGATGTACAACCTCCAGGGCAAACGACCTCTGGATTTGCTCAAGTACCCACGGTCCAACTACCTTCGGCGTTAGATCAGCCTCAGATCACGCCTAGGCCCGTGTCACAGGCTCTCACACGGCCAACACAGCTGCCCCCCAACTTCGGCCAGCAAACAGGCGTTATGGGCACAGAAGCGGCTCTCAGGAACCAAGAGATGTACCCGTTCATGTACGGTAACCAGTACCAAAAGCCTAGGCCCCAGCAAAATGGTTTCGCATGAATTTACAGGCCTTACCTGAAGAAGCCTTAAAAGAGATTCTATCGCTCACTGAGGCTAAGAAAAGAATGGACTTGCGCGAAAAAGCGCACGATAACTTCATGCCATTTGTCCACCATGTGTACGATAACTTCATCGAGGGTCGCCACCACAGGATTATTGCGGAGAAACTTGAGGCTGTCGCGAGAGGCGAGCTCAAGCGTTTAATTATTAACATGCCCCCTCGACATTCCAAGTCCGAGTTTGCGAGTTACTTAATGCCAGCTTGGTTTCTAGGAAGAAACCCAAAGCTCAAGATCATCCAGGCTACGCACAATACGGAGCTGGCAGTTCGGTTTGGCCGGAAGGTCCGGGATTTAATTGACGATCCGGTGTACAAAGAGATTTTTCCGGACACTAATCTAAAGGAAGATAACAAGGGCGCAGGCACTTGGGGCACGGATAAGGGTGCTGAGTATTTTGCGGCGGGTGTTGGTGCTGCGATCACGGGTCGTGGTGCGGATCTTTTGGTTATTGATGACCCTCACTCGGAGCAAGACGCGTTGAGCACGTCTGCTTTTGACAACGCCTACGAGTGGTACACTTCTGGTCCGAGACAGCGTCTTCAACCTGGCGGCGCCATCATAATTGTTATGACTCGATGGGGAAAAAAGGATTTGACTGGTCGTCTGTTGTCTCAACAGGGCGGCGACATCATGTCGGACAAGTGGGAGGTTGTCGAGTTCCCAGCTATTTTACCTAGCGACAATGCTTTGTGGCCCGAGTTCTGGGAAAAGAACGCTTTGCTGTCCATCAAGGCCTCGTTGCCTGTTGGCAAATGGAACGCTCAGTGGCAGCAAAACCCTACGTCATCTGAAAGTGCTATAGTAAAGCGAGAGTGGTGGAGGGACTGGGAGCCTGAAAAGATCCCTACAGTAAAATACATTTTGCAAGCTTATGACACAGCGTTCTCAAAGAAACAGACTGCTGACTATTCAGCGATAACCACTTGGGGGATATTTACTCCCGAAGATGGTGGCCCTGATAACATCATACTTATGGACGCCCGCAGGGGCCGGTGGAACTTCCCTGAGCTGAAAGAAATTGCTTATTCAGAGCACGAATATTGGGAACCTGACATGGTATTGGTTGAAGCCAAAGCCACGGGTACACCACTGATTGACGAGCTTCGTCTTCGCGGCATCCCTGCGCTGGGCTTTTCACCGGGCAAGGGAAGTGATAAGGTGACGAGGATGCACATGGTTGCGCCTCTGTTTGAGGCTGGAATTGTGTGGGCTCCTATGCAAGAAAAGTTTGCGGACGAAGTAGTGGAAGAAGTAGTTTCATTTCCTAATGGCGATCACGATGACTATTGTGATAGCATGACGTTAGCGCTGATGCGTTTCCGGCAAGGGGGTTTTATTTCTTTGCAGGGCGAAGAAGAAGAGGAAAGCTTATACGCACCTCGTAAACGGGAGTATTACTGATGGCATTGCCACCCAACATGGTTGTTCCTGGTTTGAACTTAGACGACACGGAAGGTCTTCCGGACGTTGAAGTAGATGTGCCTAGCCAAATTGATTTTAGCGGCGGAGCGGAAGTAATTGATGATGGGCAGGGCGGTGCGATTGTGCAAGCGATGCTCGGAATGGACGAGGAATCTGCTGAAGAGCAGCCTCCAATTGAGCATGACGCCAATCTTGCGGAGTATTTAGATGAGGCAATTCTTGGGGAAATTAGCAGCGAGCTTGTTGGTCTTTATGAGGAAGATTACGAATCTCGCAGCGAGTGGGAAGAGACTTATACTAAAGGCTTGGATCTTCTTGGCATCGGAAGCACAGAACGGACTGAGCCGTTTCAAGGCGCTAGTGGCGTCACTCATCCGCTAATCAGCGAAAGTGTTACTCAGTTCCAAGCACAAGCATACAAAGAGCTGCTCCCTGCAGGAGGCCCTGTCAGGACCCAAGTGATTGGTTTACAAGACGCAAAACGCGAAGATCAAGCTCAACGTGTCAAAGACTATATGAACTACCAGATTATGGAAGAGATGGAAGAGTACGATCC